ATGGCCACACTAGCAAGTTTAAGATCAGACACAGTAGATTACATCCGATACCGTTTAGGCGATGGTATGGTAGATGTCGAACTTGATCCGGATCATTACGATAATGTAATTGATAAATCCGTGAAACGTTTTCGTCAACGTAGTCAAAATGCATACGAAAGTTCGTATGTGTTTTTAAGTGTTGTAAAAGAACAACAAGAATATACACTACCAGATGAAATTGAAGAAGTAAGACAAGTATTCAGACGTAGTGTTGGTAGTGGTAGTAATGAAACTGGCACTCAATTTGAACCGTTTGAGGCAGCATTTCAAAATACTTATTTGTTACAAAGTGGACGTATTGGTGGTAAGGCAACATATGAAATGTACTATCAATACCAAGAATTAAGTGCAAGGCTATTCGGTGGATTTGTAAATTTTGAATTTAATCCTGTAACAAAAGTGATTACTGTGTTAAGAAAATTTAGTGCAAGTGGAGAAGTTCTTGTATTATGGACATATAATTTACGTCCTGAAAGTAGATTACTACAAGATAGACATGCAGGCCCTTGGATACAAGACTATGCTTTAGCCTTAGCAAAGTACACACTAGGAGAAGCACGTAGTAAGTTTAGCACTATTGCAGGTCCACAAGGTGGTACAAGTTTAAATGGTGATGCTCTTAAAGCAGAAGCACAAGTTGAAATAGATAAACTTGATGAAGAATTACGTAATTACGTGGATGGTTCCGATCCACTTTCATTTATAATAGGTTGACATTTTTTAAATCTATGTTACTATAATATATAGTTGTTAAGAGGTTTGAATGATAATAGGAATATGTGGATTAATTGGTTCTGGTAAAGGTACTGTGGCTGATATTCTTGTAGAACAAGGCTTTAAGAAAGTTAGTTTTGCAGATAAACTTAAAGATGGTGTGGCTACAGTCTTTGGTTGGGATAGAGCTATGCTAGAAGGCGACACAGATGATAGTAGAGAGTGGCGTGAAAAAGAAGATACTTTTTGGACAAAAGAAACAGGTAGAAAAATTACGCCAAGAATAGTATTACAAGAATTTGGTACAGATTGTATGAGAGATGGATTCTTTGATGGTATATGGGTTAGTTTATTAAAAAAAGAAGTATTACAAAATCCTGGAAATTATATTGTCCCTGATGTTAGATTTAGAAATGAACAAAATATGATAAGAGATATAGGTGGACAAATTTGGTGGGCACAACGTGGTGAATTACCTGAATGGTGGGGACTTGCAATATTAGATAATAATACTGGTAGTGATACGATGTCCAACTATGAGATACATTCTAGTGAATATAAATGGGCAGACACAAACGATAAGTTTGATACAATTATATATAACAATAGTACATTAGATTCACTTAAACGTCAGGTGTTAGATCGCCTCGTTTCCAACCAAACTTTATCAACTCCTGATTGCAATTTAGACATACAGTTTTCAGATTACGGTTGCTAACATTATTTAAATTTCCATCAATATAAAAAACAGTAACTTGACTTCTCATACTAGGCTTAAATCCACAAGCCTCACATTTTCTTTTTACCTTATATCCACTATCCAGCCATAATGGCTTAACAGGTTTATATAATTTTAAACACTGTTCACATTTTTTCCTATAATACTTCTTTCCATCCTTGACATAATTTACTGCTTTAGGACGTTGTCCACACTGTTCACAATAGGCTCTCATGTACATATTTACCCATACCTTTAAAGGGATTTTGCAAAATAGGTTAATTATAGGGTGTGTGGATAAATAACAGTATATGAAATACCTTACAAAAGGAAAGAGGACATGGCACTAATATCACCGGGTGTAGAAGTTACAGTTATAGATGAAAGTAATTACACACCATCGACGGCAGGCACAGTAGCAGCAATAGTAATTGCAACTGCAGAAAATAAGACAAGTGGAACAGGTACAGGTACTGCCGCAGGCACTACAAGTGCAAACGCAGGAAAAACATTTTTAATTGGTAGTCAAAGAGAACTAACCGCCACTTTTGGAAATCCTACATTTTATAATACAACTGCAGGCACTCCTATAAATGGATATGAACTAAACGAATATGGATTAATGGCAGCCTATAGTTTACTAGGAGTAAGCAATAGAGCATATGTTACTAGAGCTGATGTAGACCTTGCTCAATTAGCAAGTAGTGTAAATCGTCCTCTAGGCAATCCAACAAATAATACAATTTGGTGGGACGTTTCTGCAGATACACGTTGGGGAATATTTGAGTGGAATCAAAGTACAGGCATATTTACAAATAAGATTCCTACAGTAATTACAAGTACAACAGATTTAGATGGAGGTGTGCCGAAAACTTCAATTGGTGCTATCGGTGATTATGCATTGGTTGCAACTAACATAAGTAATCCTGTCTATTATAAAAATCGTGCTAATGCTTGGGTACTAGTAGGTAGTGCAAGTTGGCAAGTAGCCCATGCAACTATAGCAGGTACAGTAGCAAGTCCAAGATTTACTAATGGAAATAGTATTACAATAAACGGAACTACTGTAACCATGGTAGGAAGTACTGTAACAGAATTAAAAAATAGTATAAACAGTGCAAGTATAACTGGTGTCACTGCAGACGTACATAGCAATAAAATTGAAATTTATGCTAATAGTACTGCAGTAGGTGTTGATAGTGTTGCAGACGGAAAAATAGTAATTGCAAATGCAAGTGGTAGTATCCTTACAGATGCAGGTATTTCTGCAGGAACATATGCAAGGCCTTTAATTGCACAAGATCCACATTATACAGTACCAGCATGGAAATCTTCTGATACTGTTCCAAGACCAGCAGGAAGTGTTTGGATAAAAACTACTTCAAGCAATTTAGGATTTTTAGCAGACGTAAGTACATATAATACTGCAAGTGCAGGATTTGTATCTAGTACTGCACCAGCATATACAAATGATCAGACTGCACTTAAGAATTTAGATAGTTCAGGTGGACTGAATATATCTACAGGTAGTTATTACATACAGTATGATGTAACAGAAAATGATACTGTAACATATAAACTGTTACAAAGATTTAGTTCAGGCGCATTAAGTGTTACAGGATTAGTAAATACTGCAACTCCTCTCACTGCAAGTGAAACTTTTACTATACAAGCAAGTGTTCCTAACAGTGCAACATTGAGCACTGCAGTCACAGTGGTACTAAGTGGTACAGGGTTGGCAAATATGGCAAGTGATATAAATGCAGCTAATGTAAGTAATGTTACTGCAAGTATCAATTCCGGTGGATATCTAGTTATTACACATGCTAAAGGTGGAAATATTATCCTTAAAAATACTTCAGGTACTCCATTAAATGATGCAGGTATTACTACAAGTATAACTACTGGACAAGTTAGAACTGGTAACAATAGTGATATTATTTTAAGTAACTGGATTGCTCCTACTTATACTGCAAGTACAAGTGCACCAAGTGCAAATCCAAGTGCAGATACATATTGGTATACAGGTGGTTTTGAAGCAGATATACTAATACACAATGGCACAACTTGGTCAGGATATCAGAATATAACTGATACTAGAGGTTTTGCATTAGGTGATACAGATCCAAACGGTGTAATTTTTAGTACAACTGCTCCTACATTGCAAAGTGATAATAGTGTACTAGTAAACGGAGATCTTTGGATAGATACAAGTGATTTAGAAAACTATCCATCATTATATAGAAGACAAGTTGTAGATGGTGAATCCAAGTGGGTTGCTATAGACAAAACAGATACTACTACAGAAAATGGAATCATTTTTGGTGATGCACGTTTTATGGGAGATGGTACTACTGATGTTGTTACCGGAACAATTCCAACAACAAAATCATTACTTACAAGTAATTATTTAGACATTGATAGACCCGATCCAACTGTTTATCCACGTGGAATACTATTGTTTAATACAAGACGTAGTACATATGGTGTAAAACAATTTAAGTCAGACTATTTTAGTAGAACAAACTTTAGTGATACAACACAATATCCTAGTTTACCTACTGAAAAGGATGCATGGGTTACTAGCAGTGGCAGTGCATTTGGACGTAAGGCTGTAAGAACAGTAGTTGTAAATGCAATGAAATCTGCATTAGATTCAAGTGCAGAACTTCGTGAAGATGCAAGAACATATAATATTCTTGCCGCACCTGGATATCCAGAACTAATAAGTAATATGGTTAGTCTAAATAATGATAGACGCCAGACTGCATTTGTTATAGGTGATAGTCCATTAAGATTAGCGGCCACAAGTACTGCTATAGAAAACTGGTCAACTAATA